ATCCAAATTATAACGCAATTATATTTCTTGGCAATATTTCTTGCATGAATTGCCGCCTCCTTGAGATAAATATCTGATCTTTCTGATCCGGCTGTTGCAAATTTATCACCCATGTCAAGTATAATTATGTCAGGGTTAACACTTTTTGCAAGCTGTTCCACGTAATCCATGTTCTTATCGGTGGCATCCTTGATAGATAGTAGCTGTTTGATAGGCTCGTATCTCTTTAGTGCCATACTTCTGTTCTCAAGAACCTGATCGCTAGACATCTTTGACTTACAGTACAGATACCTCAAGCCTACACGCTTGTATGCCTCCTCATTACACAGCACCACACATTTAGCACCTTGATCTATAAACCCACCCTCAGAGGCTAGAATACTAGCGTGGAAGGATGTCTTACCAGTGTTAGGTCTAGCACCCACTATAACAAAGTGACCACCACTCAGACCCTCCACTCGTCTGCGTAGCGAGGGTATGTTAAACTTCCACTGAAACTTTAGGTTGAGATGATCTACCAGAGTATCGAAACTAATATCATCTCCTTCAAATCTAAAACTGGGAGTGAAGTCGTCTTGATAGTTGTCAAGTATGTTTCGTAAAGGCTCTAGATTATTCTTTGTACCATTCACGTAGTCAAAGCCAAGGTTAGCCA